CATTCCTGTCTAAAACAGGGTGCTGCGAGTTTTGTAACCCAGTCGGATACTGCAAAAGTGTTCACTGGTTAAACACTAAGGAGGAACGTCATGTCCAGTCCGTTTCCACATTTTAGAAAACGTGGAGAATTGCTCCCTGTATACTCTAACGCCAAATCAAGACTAGAACCTTTCACAACGGTGAAGGATATCGTGTTCGATGATTGGTCGCACATCATGTCCAAGGACGCCTTCAATATACTTGTTGGCCAAATGGGCAATGAATGGGTTGCAGGCGGAACTGGTGGACTCACGGCGCTCGGGAGAACGCTAGGGCACACCGACTACATTGAGAACTTCTTTGTGGAATGTCTCAATATAGGTTATCACACAACACGGGGCCTACTCTCCCGCCACGAAGTAGCGGAATATATGAAGGCCGGGCCTTATGTGCAGGTTACTGCCAGCGCCTTGCTGCCTAACACTATCGATTACTTCGATAGGAAAGAAGACAAGGTTGAGACGTGTGCTTACAAACAACGGCTACTCCGTAGTGCCGAGATTGTAGCTGATCGTATTGTTCGTGTAAACGGGGGCAAGCTAGTGCCATTGGATTACACCGATGGCTTTGCTAGGATGACCAAGGGCAGCAACTTCGGTACGCCATACTTCACCAGTACTTGGTGGAGAGAGGAACACTCGGTCGACAATCCAGACAACTGGACAGAAGCCGCGGTGGATTTGTACCACTGGTTGGAAACCTTCGTTAAGGAAGGGACGGGAGTTGAACGCTTGAAATACCCCGCTGTAGTCTACAGCAGGGTGGTACCAAGCGGACGGCACCTAACCGACTGGAAGCCGAAGGCACGCCGCACCTTTGCTATGACAAAATACGAAGGTGCTCTGTCAAAGCTCTTTTCCCACCCGTTCCTGACGGTATGTCGAGAATATGCTCCTTTTGCTTTTTACAGTGGGAATGCCGCTGCCGAACATTTGATTCGTCACGCTATGGAGCGTCACGAACACGTGCTGAGTCTTGATTGGTCTTCGTTTGACCAAACAGTACTACGTGGAGCTCGGGCAATAGTTAAATATGCCCTAACCCTGATGTTTGAGGCAGAGTACCACCACATGTTGGACGCTCTTTTCACAGCCTATGATGACATGACTGTGTTCTCACCTTATGGGCACATCACCCCGAACTATAACGTCGGTTTACCCAGCGGCGCCGGGTTTACAGGCATTATTGGTTCACTTTGGAATTATATCGTCACTACCTCCTTCCTGACGGAAGCGGGTATAAGTGGTGATACATTCTTCTATGGTGATGACACACTGGTTGCCTACAGCGGTGACATGATCCCGATGGAGGAAGTTATTTCATACGCTAATGATCTTGGTATGATCATCAACGCGGAGAAACAGGAACACACCATAGGACCCGAACGCCTCGGTACCTTCTTGCAGAAACGGC